TAGGATAGTAATATTACCACCCGTAAGCGAAGACACATTCGCTCGCCACAGTTCGGCAGCGGCTGTAGTACCAGCCGTGGTTCCGTCCCAAGTGGACACCTCAGCGTCCGCAAGGCCAGTCACAAAGTTAATCGTAGCCTTGTAGTTGATCTTGTAGTTACCCTGCCGGATATAGATATACGCCTTACGCGCATCCTGTGCAGCCGTGGTAGCAGCACCCAGCGTGACGGTCTTAGCCGTGTTGGTCAGGAAGGTGTAGTCGTTGACCGTAGTCCACTTGTAGTCGCTAGCCGCGCCCGTCAGGTAGTTGTTGACCAGCGTAGCGTCAGGGTAGAAGACAAACTCATCATTACCGTTCAGATCCCACACACGGACTGCATCATACGCCGTTGCGGTGTTATCCACGACAGCGGCAAGATACCGTTCAGAGGTATCCCGATTGATCCAATGGTAGCTGGCGTTACCATAGTCGTCGTCCACCGAAGCGGTAAGGGAATTCAGCCATTGCGTAGGGAACCGCTTCTTCAGCCCCTCTACGATAGTCCCGTAAGCGTTCTCCTGCACCTTGCATTGGCTCTCCAGACGCAGCGCATCCGGCTGCTGGGAGACACCGCCAACAAGGTTAGGTTGAGCCTTAGAGATCAGAACCATATCAGAAGTGGTTTAGGTTGTTGAGGACATTGCGGCGCATCACGACACGGCCTGCGGCCCAGCCATCAAAGATGGTGTAGTCCGAGTCCGTAGCCTCTTGGTCACGCAGAGCGGCCAGAGCCATGATCTCATCCTGCATCTGGAACTGGTGAACGGTAGGCGCACCAGCAATGCGGTCTTGGAATACACGCGCAGCTTTGATCATGATGTAGCGGCGTGCGGTCTCTGGGATTTGCTCGAAGTCTTGGTAGTAGACGATCTCGCACTTCGGATCGATACCCAAGACAAAGGTGTTCTTGTTGTGAGCCTTGTTGTACAGGCGCATAGCTCCTGCTCCCGTACTGTCGAAGCGCACTACGATCTCGTAGTCAAGGCGGGACAGGCTCTCGTCATACAGGTCGATCTTCGCGTAGTCAGTCGGCACGGCAACCTTGCCGTTGACATCACGAGTCAGGGTCTTGACCTCGGTGTTGAAGTGCCAACCCATCGATAGGACTTCGCGAGTGGCCTCATCAAGCACAGACTCAGCCATCTGCCCATCAGCTCGGGTGGCCGGAAGTGCTGCAATAGGAGCTTCACCGATGCCTGCCAGCATCGTGTTCACAGCTTGGAGCTTGTTGGTGGAGACGACCATAGTGTTTCTGTAGTAAGGGGGAAGTGGGGGCTACCCGCTATTGGATAGCCCCCAACGAAATCACGATGCCTTCGTCAAGTTGATGCAGCACTCAGGGCGCAGCACGCCGTGGCCCATCGCGTAGCGAGCGACCAAGAGCGTACCCTGACGGTCGATGCGGTACTCCGACTGCATCGAGAGATCCATCAGCTTCAGCGTACCAATGGCTTGCTTGGTGAAGAAGGTCGTAACGATCTTCGTACCTTCCTGACCAGAAACCAAATCCGAGTTACGGTACTTGGCGGGGCCAGTCTGCGAAGATCCGGCAATACCGTCATTAACTGAGGTTGCGATCTTCGCATACGGGGTGTGGTTCGACTTCATGATCTTGATGCCGCCGATTTCCAGCATTTCGCCGGGGCTAACCAACGAGCCGTTCTCGCTGCTGGTCACATCCTTGTTGAAGAGAACCGTCTTGGCGACATCCGAGATGCCGGAACGGTACAGCTTGTAGAAGGTATCCGGCTGGACGATAGCGTAGCGATCACCCTTCGGGACATTGACTTCATCAAAGCGAGTAGCCGCCGTGTAGCACGCACCGATGAAAGCCTCAACAGCCGTAGTCAGCGTGCCGCTGAAAAGAGTTGCGTCGAGAATCGGGCGGGTAGGAACCGTGTGGTCGGTGTTGAATGCAGTCGTGTAGCCTGCAATCGCCAGCAACTGGATCAATTGCTTGTCCGAGGTGTACGCCAACGCACGACCCATCTCGGTCGAGTAGATCGAACGGATGTCGTAGTGGTTTTCCAGCTCTTCGATTTCCGGGACAAAGGTCGTCGAGACCAGCAGGTCGTCCACCGTGATGGTCGTCTCGGCTTGCTTGAACGCCGTACCAGTCGTGAAGGCGGTTGAATCCAAGAGGTCAGAACCCGGAGTGTGGTATCCAGCTTGCGCGACACCAACGCTCGGGAACTGAGCGGACTTACCATTGGTGATGGTGCGGACGGTCGTCAGCGGAATCATGACATTGGCCTGTTCAAAGGCCGTCATCACTTCACCGCTGAATTGCTTCAGGAACAGCGCGTCATAGGTGGATCCAGAAGCGTTAACAAGTCCCGGGCGGGACATTGTGGGTGTAATCGGCATTGTCTTAGTTCACTTTACAAACAGAGTCAAAGATGAAAGGGTTAACGATCAGCCAGCTATCAGCCTTGCGCCAAGTTGTCCACCGTAGCAGGCTTGGTTCCAGCGATTACCGTCAGTCGTGAATGGATAGGAGGGATCTAGGTTAGCGGCCTAGACCCCTCCAGCGGAGCTGTCCTAAGGTAGCGATTCTGTCGGGCAGCAGTTCATGCAGAAGGGTGTTTAACCTTCTCCTCAACCACGGCAAGATCCTTCTTGCGCGTCTGGCTGCGGTAGTAGTTCAGAGCGAGGGCTGCGAGGATACCCACCAAGCCGCCCTCAGCAGACTCTGGAAGACCCGTGAGTGTGTCGGCGGTGCGCTGCTCAACTGCTTCAGCGACAGCCTCAACTGCTTCAGCGAATTCCTTAGAAGCCTCTCGAACCTCCTCCTTGGCTTCAGCCACATCGTCCTTGGTGGCCGTCTGGTCGGAGATCTTCTCCAGAGCCTCTACAGTCTTCTGCTCGTACTTCGCCTGTGCGTCAGCCACAGCGCGGATGTCAGCAGAGGTAACACACGCTGCCAGAAGCAGCGACAGGGAAAGGATGCTTAGGATTTTCATCAGAGGTTCTTGGAGTTGGCTAGACGCTTGGTGACTTCGTTACGGTAGGCGGGGTCAGAAGCGTACCGCTTGTCTGCCATAGCCACCTTGACCTGTGCCCACGATTCAAACGGGGCCATAGATGAGTTACCGTTAGCTTTGCCAGACAGCAGGCTGGGGCCATTGCTCTCACGGTACTGGGCATACAGACCCTTGATAGCAAGAGACTGCTGGGCCGGATCGTTAGAGGAGACAGCCTTGTTGTAGGCTGCTACCTGCTCGGGGGCTAGGCTCTTAGCGGCCCACTCCACCATACCGTTGTAGGCTTCACGGCCTCCGATGTCCTGCGTCAGGGTGCTGATCTGCTGGTCAGCTAGAGCCTTAGCACCATCGATGTACTGCCGGATCATGGCAGTAGGCACACCCGTAGCTTCCAGAGCCGCCAAGGATTCAGGCGAGAGGTCACCCTTCTCAGCGAACTCCTTGGTGTACGGCTCGAAGTCGATAGTCTTGGGGGCTTCAGGCGTAGTGCCCTGCTTCTTCTCAAGCTCGGAGTACGCCTTGGCTAGATCCTCAGCCGACTTGAACTTCTCAGGAAGCCACGAGGGGCGTTCACCAGACGGAGCGGCAGCAGGCTCATTGGAGGGAGCAGGGGTAGGAGCCGCGCCTGCCTCCGTCTGGGGAACACTTACGGGTGCGGCCTGTTGCTCGGGAGCACTCGGGCCGGGAATATTGGGGATGACATTGACTTGTTGAAAGTTGCTCATTGCGTCTGCTCCTGATTAGGCTGTGCTTGTTGCATAGCTCCTTGTACCATCGCCTTGCCGCCAAGGTCGAGTGCCTTGGGGCCAAGCTGCTGGGCCATCTGCATCATCTGGGCCTGCTGCATCTCTTGCTGCATCTCCTCTTGGCTCTTGATGAGACCCTTCGGATTGATGCCCAGAGCGGCAGCACGGCGGCTGAAGTAGTCACCGACATTGATGTACTGCGCCAGAGCTTGGGGGCCAAGCGATGCGGCAGCACCCTGCACAAAGATGTCCAGCTTCTGAAGGTCGTGGCCTCGGCCAAGGGCTTCAACGCCCGTGATGACAACAGGGCTGACCACGCCATCATTCAGCTTGGGTAGCTTCTGGGCCTTGGTCATACGCTTCATAACGAGGCGCACCAAGGGTAGCTGGAACTCGGCAGCAAGGACGGAGTACACACCACCGAGGGCGGACTCCAGCTCTTGTGCCATGTAGCGGATCTCCTCAGCCGTGACGCGCTCGGCGTTACGCTGGATCGAGGAGTTCATCAGGAAGGCGTAGCCCAGCCGCTGCTCAATAGACTGGCTGACCTGCGAAGCGATGTTGAGGTCGGCCTGCTTCTGAGCTTGGAGGACGGTGACATCCGCAGCGTTACCGCTGATGAACCCACCGTTGGGGGCCAAGGCGCAGTCCTTGATACGGGTAGTACCGTTGGGGGCGACGAGGAACAGGAGGCGAGCAGCAGCAGCCGAACCCTCTACGATGGCCTGCGTCAGACCTTCCAGAGAGATTAGGTCACCGAGGTACTCCTCGACATGGCCGCGACCGTAGTCTTCGTCAGCGATGTGCGACCAGCGCAGGACAATCCACGGAAGCTCGTCCGGCTTGTATGTGCCGTAGCTGCCCGGGATCTTGATGCCTTCAACTTCTTGGTAGACCTCGTACTTGCCCTCTTCGAGGTAGACCTTGGTGTACAGATCGTAGGTCTTGTCGGGGTTGTTGTAGCTGGGAGACTCCTTCTCCTGTAGCTCCAACACCTCACGCACATCCTCAGGCAGCGCGTCTTCCGCGATGCACTCCTTGGTGATCAGGCACAGAAGGTTACCCATAGGATCCCTTCTGGTCACATACTGATCAAGGTGGAACACCCGCAGCTTGGTGTCCTTGTCGAGGTACAGCAGGGCGTTGCCTGTGGTGATAAGGTGCTTGATGGCCTCGAACACCTTGACCCGCATACCGCTGCGCTCCACCTCGTTCATTACCGCCTGCTCAATGCGGGAGAGAGACTCCTCAATCTCACCCATCTGCTGCGGCATCTGCTGGAGCATAGCCATCTTGAATTCATCCAGCGTCAAACGGAAGAAGCTGGCGTTCGGTGGGAGCAGAGCCAACAGCAACTTAGACGCAAGGTTGTTTACCCCTCGCGCACCCAGTCCTTGGAACGGGGTAGCCAGCGTCTCCTGCTGCGTGTGACCCTCATCCGTAATCAAAGACGGGATGGTCAGCTTGGCGCAGGAACGCGCCCGATCTAGGAATGCCTGACGGTCGGTTTCCAACCGCTGGTAGGTGTGCTGTGCGCTCTGCTCTTGAGACATACTAGATTGTGTTTACTGCCCGTAGGGGAATGACGAGCTGATTAGTTCCGAGCCGCGCAGCCATAGCACGCATCTGCTCGCTCTGGGCATCCGCAGCAACCTTAGGGGTAAAGGGTGTGGGGGCCGGAGGGGGAGGCGGAGGCGGGGGTTGCGGGGTGATCTTAGGGGCTGAACACATCGTCCTGCTGCTCGTTATATCGTTGGATGAGGTAGTCGATTACTGACCGCTGTCCGGCCCGATAGAAGATTAGCCGCTCGGCTTCATCGAGACGGGCACATCTGTCAGGGTAGATAGAAGCCAGAAAGCGGATCAGCTCCTTAGGAACTGTGGGGCATTTATCAGAGTTCGTATCCATCGTAGCCCTGCATTTCGTGCAGCAAACGCAGCTCGGCTAGCTCCTTGCGGAGCTGCTCGATGACTGCGTAGACTTCGTTGGCCTCGGTGTACAGGGAGTTGAGCTGCTGGCGCACAGCCTTAGCCCTAGCCATCCGTGCGTCCTTGGTCAGGGACTCGTCGGCAAAGTCAAAGGTACGATGCTTCATCACCAGCTCTCGTCCGTCTCAGCGCAGCGGCGTTGAGCTTCGCGGCTACGGATAGCAGCCATCAGGATGATGGTGTAGTTGATCAGGTCGAGGCAGGTATCCTCCACGCTCTCGTCCTTGACCGCCAGATCCCCGTCCTTGGTAAAGCCAGCAAGGCGGGACAGCTTGTCGCCCATGCGGATGATGATGCCAACCTCAACGCTGCCCAGATCCATAGCTTCGATCTGCCGGAAGTTACGGAACGGATCCTCGGTCGAGGCGTAGTCTTGGCACTTGGCCTCCATGATGAGCTGCGCCTTGACGCAGGCATCCGTGTGGATCGACAGCGGGGTAACAAGCGGGTAGATCTTCAGGGTGTCCATAGCTTTACTTCTCCTGTTTTGTGGTTCCAGTCCTTAGAGTCTTTGAGGATGTACGCTAGCCGTGCTTGGCGTAGCGCATCATGTTCTTCTAGGCCAGCCTTGGTATAGGCGGTAACGACCGCATCCCATGTGCAGCTAGCGTTCAGGATGTTCTCGGCCTTGACTGGGCCGCAGCCGGGAAGGCCAGTATATCCATCGACGCGATCACCCGTCAACACCTGCGTCAGGAAGTAGCGGTAGCCTTCCTCAGGGCTGACCTCGAAGACCTCGTCGGAGATAGGGTTGTAGTGCTTGCCGGGAATCTGCTTCATGTCCTTGTCCCAGCTCACGATGACGGTGTCCTTGCCTGAGCGTAGGCCAAGCACATCGTCTGCTTCTAGGTTAGCGCACACCACAGCTTTGAATTCGCGGGTCACCCAAGCCACCATGTCACGGTAGGCCAGCGGCTTGCGTCCAGTACGGTTGGCCTTGTAGCCCATGTCCACACGGCGGCGGAAGTTCTCCTTGTCCGAGAAGGCAATGACGCACTTGCTCGTCTTGAACTTCTTCTGGAGCCGCAGGATCTCTCCGTCGAAGAGGGACTTAACCGCACGCACATCCGAGTGGAG